GAGGCCCCCTCAACCTTGCGAGGTTGATTGTGCCCGCGGTTTCCGCGGGCGTGGTACGTCCCACGCTCCAAGCGTGGGGGTTAGGTTAAGGTTGATAACCTCGAACTGCGTCTTGGATGCTTTAATTGCAGTCTTAAGGCAGGCCAATGCTTCTTCCTTACGAACGTGGACGTCCCAAGATTTTGAGAGGAGTGCTAAGCACAAATCCCATCTCTTCTGACGAGTGAGACGTTCGAGCTGACATAAAAGTCGTCGGCGCGGAAGAATATATGGCTTGTCGCCAACAGCCAGGCGAACCGCCTTCAGGTTGCTTCCCTCTGCGGCGAGGAGGGTTCCTCTTGCGTATCGGGCTCTATTGTAGAGCTCGTGCAAGACTTCCTTCCTCTTTCTCCGCAGAGGGGGTTGACGCACGGCAGCATGCTTCGCATTCCACGCAGCATTCTGCATCCGTTGACTCTCTATCAAGACTTTATCGGTCGAGATAGTGTCGCAACCTGGAGTAGGTTCTAAAAGTCTGAGTTGAGAGCGCAGATGGGTAATCTCCTCATCGTCACTTTCTCTAGTGGCTCGACGGGTCAATGATAATGGCCCGTATCGTATGTAGGAGATCACCGTCTCTACGGTGGCGCGCCCGATACCTCCACCTCCCGAACCGAAAGGTCCCGGGATGGTATCCGGAAACGCGAACCCCTCTGCCACTCGGCGCGCTAGACCAGACAGGACTTCGTTCCTGTAATTTCTCGAAAGAGGGTCTACGACGCTGAGCTCATTCAGACTCGCCTTGGCTTTGGCAGCTGTGGCCTCGCCAATACGCAAGAGCGATTGGGATCTGGCAACAGTGCCGCGACGTTCTACCAAACGTTCGCAGAAGACGCCGAATCGTTCACTCCGGAACGATTTACTGGTGTTTGGCACTAAGCCCATAACTCTCAAATTGCTCTCGTACGCGTCAGCCACTCTCGAAGGCCACAATCCGATTAGGTCGTCGCCACATACGGCGAACGACTTCTTAGAAGCACCTGACAGGTAAGCACAGAAGGCGTTTACGACGCACAGGACAAACCATCCTGGGCCGAGACCCATCAGTGCCCCACACTGGGAGATGAATTTCTCACCAGTGGTCGGGTCTTCTATCTCGTGAAAGTTGATCACTCCCTCTAGAGCATCGTCCCACCATTCCGGTTTACCGGTGATGGCTAAGACGTGCTTGAAGACGAAGCGACTCAACTCGATCGAGATCGGATCAGTGCTCTTCGAGAGATCAGCAGAATAAACAATCTTGGGATCTGCGTCCCAGATTGCCGGAGCTACCAGTTCAATCTCGTTGTTCCGCAAGATGTCCTTGGTGACTGCGAACCCCTTCAATAAGGGTAGCAGACACTTGGTCATTGCTCTTGCGGCCCAAGCAACGGGCGCAGAATGAACGGTAGCAATCCGGATCTTTCCGTCTGGCGTGATAATAGGCGCCAGCCGACCGTAGCGGTGTCCCTTGGACTCCGCTAGGTTGGCACGGAAATGTTCTGCTGGTGTACGACGGCGGCGAGTGAACATCAGTGCTCGTCTCTCTTCAGAGACGAGCATGGGATTTGATTCCCACTGACCCTCAGCCATTTCACGGATGTAATCCTCAGTGATGTCTTCACGCTCCCCCCAAGGGAGGTGAACACCTGAGTAGTCCGGCTTGGAGACATGTGCTCCAAGTAAACCATGGAATGGCAGGAGGTCTGCCTGAGTTTGCTCGCCGGGTAGCTGACTTGCCGATTCTATCGACAGTTTCAGCCACCTTTCCGTCAGACGCGTGACTGCACGAGCCCTAGCATCCTTCTCCCGCTCCTCTTTGGAACGGGCGGTGTACATCTTATAGACGTACGCGCTACCTCCCTTGGCGATCGACTGCTCATAGCAGGCGGATCCGCCGGGGATCGGAATAGTTCTCTCATCCATCCGGGTGAGGGACTTCCCCTTGAAGGTGATCCCGATGAACTCTTTGAGTTTGTCCAGGATCTCCTTGGGTGGCATGGGTGCTGGCTCGCACAGTCGTTGGCGGGCAGAGCGGCACTCTTCTTGGATCTCTTCTTTCGGGGGGCGATCCAAGATGAGTCCTCGAGTTAGTGTGCTTGCGATCATCAGACGTTGGGGGGTTTTTCCTCGGTTCTGTAGTTCTCCCGTGGCTGCTGTTAGCTTTAGACGCACATTGTGTGCGAACGCTTTCAGCGACGGGGTCCCGCTGAACACCACGCTCCGGATGAGTCGGTACATCTTCATTACGATGTGTCGATTCCACGGAGCGCGTGTTGACGTCTTGACATCGCCATACACTAGCTTGAGTGCTTCCGAGATAGCCAGCCAGTTTTTCCTGACTATCCGGAGGTTGTTCTTTTCACATGCTTTAAGACTGCATTTTCGCACGGCTGCCCAGTTTCTGGGTAACCCGTGTACGACATGTACGCTTCCTTGGTCGCAACCAAGGAGTGTAGTTGCCTCCTTAAAGAGGGCAAAGACGGATTGCAGAACCGTCGATTGCCTCTCTTTTTGAGGGTGACATGTCGCATCTAGACGAATTGGATTCGTCGGGGGTGCGATAGTGATAGAACGATTTGAAGTGGACTTCTTTTGTCTCACCTCTCTGGGCTGAGCCCGGGGTTGGTCCGGTGTTACCGGTCCTGCAGAGTTGCTCCTTTGTTTCAGTTTGACTGATTCCTTCCTCTTCGTGTCCTTCGATGCAGCGGGTCTCTCTCGAGTCTCTGTGTTGAGGTGATTGATTACCCAGGTGTATGCGGCAAGTTGAGTTACGGCCATTGGCCGGTTGCCGCCCTGCGCAAGTTCCAGCGTCGCTTTGAATGACGCCTTACGGATGTTTGCGAGGGATGTGCGATCGGCTGCGGGCCCAATGGCCCTCAGCTCTCTCGCCCACGACCTGAGTAGTCCTTCACCGAGACCAGGGAAGCGGGGGGGAGCTTCCGTGAAATCGCTGGCTCGGACTGGTTGGTTCTTCTTTCGAACCGGAGCAGGGTGATGCACCTGTGACTGGCGACGTCGGGCCAATCTCCTGGGTTTCTGCTTACCCAGGGAGGTGTTGATCGAAGGGGTCCTCTTCGTTTTT